TGTCAGTTTGGCCGCGGTGAAGACGACAAAGCATCCGCCTTTAAGGAGTTTGCTGAAAAAGAAGGTTTCCTTGCAGAACAGAAAACGGAAATCCACCCGCAGACACTTCGTGCCTTTGTTAAAGAGCGCGTCGAGAACGGAGACGATTTCCCGATGGAATTGTTTGGAGCCTACATTGGTCAACGAGCCGTTGTTAAGAGGAGCAAATAAAATGGCTGAAAAAAAGAATGCTGTAGCAGAGCAGAAAACTGCTGAAATCGTCCAGTTCGACCCAACTATGTTTGAGGCAGACGCTGGTGTTGGTCTGGAAAATATGGGTCAAGACGATCTTGCCCTGCCGTTCCTGAAAATTCTGGGCGGTATGAGCAAGGAGCTCGACGACCTAGAAGACGCCCGCAAGGGTGACATCCTGAACAGTGTCTCTGGCATGGTTTACAAGGGCAAGGACGGCATCAACGTCATTCCGGTAGCCTACCAGCGTCGGTTCATCCAATGGGCCCCCAGAGGCGAAGGAACGGGCGCTCCCGTGGCTATCTACTCACCGGGTGAGAAGATGCCAAAAACTGAGCGGTCTGTCGATGACAACAAAGAGTATGTCACCGACGGCTCTGGTCAGTACATCGAAGAGACGCACCAGCACTTTGTGATCGTCCTAAACGACGACGGCTCTGCTGAGACAGCGTTGATTGCGATGAAATCCACCCAGCTAAAGAAGTCCAGAAAATGGAACAGCATGGTGTCTTCGGTAACAATGCAGGGCAAAAACGGGCCGTTTACTCCGCCACGTTTTAGTCATGTTTACCACCTCAAGACGCAACTGGAAGAAAACAGCAAAGGTAGCTGGCACGGCTGGGAAATGAGCCGCGTCGGACCTGTCGAGGATATGAACCTGTACAACCGTGCAAAAGAGTTCAACGCAAGTATCCAGTCGGGTGACGTTGTTGTGAAGCATCAGGACGATAGTGTTAGCGGAGAAAACCTCTCCGACGACGTGCCGTTCTAAGTAACTGGGGTGGCGTTATAGCGTTATAGCGTTATAACGTCATCCTTTTTCTTTTGGGGGCGTCATGTCTGTAGAAAAGTTTTCCGCCGTATTTAATGGCCTACAGTTGGCCTACGGCACATATAAAGTCGAAAAGAAACAGGCCAACGGGAAGAACACGGGCCGTGCCGCCATTATGCGCGAACCGCGCACCACGGCACTTTGGGAAGGTCACCTGTCCGGCAAAGGCCGCGCTATTGGTATCATACCGATCAACGAAGACAATAATTGTGTTTGGGGTTGTATTGATGTTGACCAGTATCCGCTTGACCACAAGCTACTTGTAGAAAAAATCCGCAAGCTAAAGCTTCCGCTTGTTGTCTGCCGCTCTAAGTCCGGCGGCGCACACTGCTTCCTGTTCACCACAGAGTGGGTGGAAGCCAAAGATATGCAGGCTACCCTGCAACAGATTTCCGCCGCATTGGGATATGGCGGCAGTGAGATATTTCCAAAGCAGGTGAAACTTCATCTTGACCGCGATGATGTAGGCAACTTCCTGAACCTACCTTATTACGACGCGGAAGACGGCCTACGCTACGCGATTAAAGACGACGGCACTTCTGCCACGCTTGACGAGTTCTTTGAGTTATATGAGACGCACAAGCAGACGCCAGAACAGTTGATGCAACTGCAAGTAGGCGAAGAGGCAGAGTCGGCTACACTCAGGGACGGGCCGCCATGTCTACAGTTTTTAGTCAAAAATAAAATAGGCGAAGGTGCCCGCAACAACGGATTGTTTAATTTAGGTGTGTATGTACGCAAGGCCTACCCAGATAGCTGGGAGACCGAAATAATGACATACAACCTGCAATATTTAGACCCACCACTGGCTATCAATGAAGTCACGGTTATAACCAAGCAGCTTAACCGCAAAGACTACACATATAAGTGTAGTGATGCGCCGATTAACGCGCACTGTAACAAAGAGTTGTGCCAGACCCGTAAACACGGCGTCGGTGCGGCTATTCAAGGCGCGGCTATCGCCAATTTGCGTAAGTATAACTCTGTCCCACCCGTCTGGTTTGTGGATGTAAACGGGGAGCCGCTAGAGCTAGATACAGAGGCTCTGATGAGCCAGCCCGTATTCCAGAAGGCTTGTATGGAGCAGTTGAACTTTATGCCGCGCTCTGTCAGCAAGCAGATTTGGGAGGGGCGTATTGGTGCTTTGATGAATGAGATGCGCGACAACGAAAGCGCAATTATGGAGGTGGCAGAAGACGCCAGCATAAGCGGTCAATTCTACGATTACTTAGAAGAGTTCTGCGCTCATATGCAAAAAGCTAATGACAAAGAAGAGATCCTACTCAAGCGGCCTTGGACGGACGAAGACGAGGGTCTGACATATTTCCGCCTTAAAGACTTTGAGGCCTTCCTAAAGCGTAACAAGTTCTTTGAGTACAAATCACACAAGATAGCTCAGCGTCTACGAGACAGGGGCGGCGACAGCACCGTTCTGCGGATTAAGTCCCGAACCGTCAGGGTGTGGCAAGTCCCAGCATTTGAGTCAGGAGATATTGAATTTAACAGCCCTAACTTTGGGTCAGAGCAAACGGAGGCACCTTTCTAATGTTACTAGCGGACGGATTTAATGATGCCGTTATCGGCATGGGAGAAAGAGCGGGGCAACCCGCCATAGTGGTGTACGACTTTGATAAATGCGTAGCCATTCTGTGTGAACGAGACAATCTGAGCATAGATGAGGCTGTGGACTTTATGTACTACAATGTAGTCGGGGCGTGGATGGGAGACGAAACCCCTATCTTTATGCGTCGTGTCAACAGCGTCGAGGAGTTGACCGATGTCGATTAGAAATCAGGAAATCTACAAAGAGCGGGTAGTTGAAAGACGCACTTTGCAAGCCGTCGCGGACAAATATGGCGTATCTCGTGAGCGGGTCAGACAAATCGTTGCCAAAATTGACGCGATAACAAACCTGATGAAGTCCTTCCCAGAAGTGCCCGTCTATGTCAAAGACATCCCGTGGGAGGTTCGCACTTATAACTGCCTGTGCAACGAAAACCTTACGCCGATGTTCCTAGCGGAGTTTGTTGAATACACCAAAACAAACGACCTACGCCGGATACCAAATTTAGGCAAAGTAAGTCTGCGGGAGATTAAAACAAAACTAGCTCAACACGGTTACGAGTTGCCCGATGGATACTAAAATATTCCGTATATACGGCCCGCCCGGAACTGGTAAAACTACCGCCCTGCTTAATAAAGTAGATGAGGCGTTAGAAGCAGGCGTAAACCCCGCCCATATCGGCTATTTTGCCTTCACCCGACAAGCCGCCAACGAGGCTGTCGAACGCGCTTGCACCCGCTTCAAACTAGATAAATCACAACTGCCGTGGTTCCGCACCCTGCACAGTTTTGCCTTAAAGTTGTCCGGTATTCGCCAAGAACAGGTTATGCAGGCAGAGCACTACAAAGAACTAGGCCACGCCTTGGGCGGCATTGACTTGCGGGTGGATGCAAACCAGATCAGCGGCGACGAACTGTTTGACCTGAACAAAAACAGCAACCCCTTAATCAGTCTGATTAACCTCGCCCGTCTGCGCAAAGTGGATTTGCGGCAACAATATGACGAAACACAAATGGCAATGTCGTGGAGTTATGTCAAATATGTAGCCGATGCCCTACAGGAATATAAGAACAGGTTTCAGCTATATGACTTTACCGATATGTTGGAAGTGTTTGTGCGTGACGGCGCAGGGTTCTGCCCACGTCTAGCCATCACCTTTATTGACGAAGCGCAGGACTTGTCACCGTTACAGTGGGACGTGGCTCATGTGCTAGAGCAACACTCAGACCGCATATACTGCGCTGGCGATGACGACCAAGCCATCTACCGCTGGGCCGGTGCCGATGTTGAACACTTTATCGGCCTCAACGGCGGTTACGAAGTGCTTGAGCAGTCCTACCGCGTACCCGCTACCGTTCATCCGCTTGCAGAGCGTATCGCTCAACGCATCAAACGCCGCGTACCAAAGACCTACCTACCGCGCAAAGACGCAGGCAAGGTGCAACGCATTATAGACACGGGACAGATAGATTTTTCTGAGGGTTCGTGGCTCGTGCTGGCTCAGGCCGGATACTTTCTTGACTCCACTGCGGAAGACTTGAAAAGCCGTGGATTCCTGTTTAGCCGGAAAGGCTACCGCTCAATCTCAGAAAGACTAAGTGAAGCCGTCAATGGCTGGGAACAAATGAGAAAAGGCAAGCGAATAACCGGAAAGGCCGCACGAACCGTGTACAGTTATATGTCCGTCGGTGACAGAGTCAAGCGCGGATTTAAAAAATTACCCGCTGTAGATGACGATGAAACAGTAAGCCTAGAAGAACTGCAACAAAACCACGGCCTGCTAGCCACTATCGACATGATATGGCACGAGGCAATGGATAAACTGCCCGACAGCGACCGTGCGTACATCACGGCTCTTCTGCGGCGCGGCGAAAAGTTTAATGCCATACCTCGCATTAATCTGTCCACGATCCACGGATCTAAAGGAGGCGAAGCAGACAATGTTGTGCTATATACAGACTTGTCTCCTGCCGCCGCATCCGCCGCGGAACACGCGCCAGATGACCTGCATAGAGTGTTTTATGTAGGTGTAACCAGAACCAAGCAGAACCTTTACTTGGTTGAACCCGAAGACACGAACAGGAGTTATTTGATATGACTATGAAACCAAAAGGCCATTATGATGTAGACCCCAACGATCCCCTACCTTTCCGCATTCTCGCGGAACATCAATTAAATGATGTGGGCTGGCATAAACCGCACACTAATTTGGTGGCGTCCTTGTTGCAAAAGCTTTACCACACCTGTCCCAGCACAAAAATCGACATTGACGAATTTTGGGGGAATTACATTCAGAAATTAGACAAAGAGCTCGACAATGAAACGCGAAGAAATTCTTAATAAGGCAGAGATCCTAGTCAACGGCTCACGGGCCAAAGAATATGGGGATGCCCGCGAAAACCACGAGCGCATAGCCAAGATGTGGTCTGTGCTTCTGGACAAAGAGATTTCTGTCTCGCAAGTTTACCAGTGTATGGTGGCGGTCAAACTATCGCGGCTCACGGTAACCCCAGAACATGAAGATAGCTGGGTAGATATCTGCGGCTACGGCGCACTTGGTGGAGAGGATTAATGGTTCGTTTCATCCGAATACATAACTTAGAAGAGTACCTAGCCCAAGGCTGGGTACTCATGAAATGTGGCAAAGAAATGGCCGCAGTTAGGAAAGTATAATGGCACTACAGATGACCATGTTCGGCCCCAAGAGTGAGTGGGTGCCACCCGCAGAGCTACCCGACATCTTTGATGCTAAGCAAATTGCTATAGATGTCGAGACCCGCGACCCAAACATCAAAACTAACGGCCCCGGATGGCCTACAGGTGACGGTGAGGTAGTGGGCTACGCTATCGCGGTAGCGGATTGGGCAGGATATATCCCGATCCGCCACCTTGGTGGCGGCAACCTCGACGAGCGCATTGTCAATAAATGGCTCAAGAAGGTATTTGAGTGCCCTGCCGACAAGATCATGCACAACGCACAATATGATGCGGGATGGATACGCCAGATGGGCTTCACGCTAAACGGTAAAATCATCGACACGATGCTAATCGCCGCGCTACTCGACGAGAACCGCTTTAGTTACAGTCTGAACAGCCTTTGTTACGACCTGTTGGGCAAAATTAAAACAGAAAAGACATTACAAGAAGCCGCCCGCGAGTTTGGCCTCGACCCAAAAGCTGAGATGTGGAAAATGCCCGCCATGTATGTCGGGCCGTATGCACAAAATGATGCAGAAATCACGCTCGACTTGTGGAACTACTTGTCTACACAATTGACCAAAGAAGACCTTTGGCCTATCGCAGAACTGGAGTTAAAACTTCTGCCCTGCCTGATTGACATGACTTGGCGCGGCGTCCGCGTTGACCAAGACCGTGTCGAGCGCACCAGAAATTATTTAATTAAGCAAGAAAAAGAGGTTATCAAACGGATTAAATCCGTAGCTGGTTCTGATGTAGAGCTCTGGGCGGCGGCGTCAATAGCCAAGGCTTTCGATAAACTAAGCATTGCCTACCCGCGCACAGAAAAAGGCGCACCGTCTTTTACAAAGTCTTTTCTTGCAGACCACCCACATGAATTGGCGCAGTTAATTGTTAAAGCCCGCAACCTGAATAAGACCAGCGGCACCTTTATCAACACCATTATGAAGCATTGCCGGAGCGACGGGCGCATCCACGGTCATATCAACCAAATCCGCTCTGACGATGGCGGCACGGTATCGGGCCGCATATCCATGTCCAACCCCAATTTGCAGCAAATCCCTGCCCGCGACCCAGAACTTGGCCCGATGATCCGTAGCCTGTTCCTGCCGGAAGAGGGTGAGCAGTGGGCGGCGATTGATTTCTCGCAACAGGAACCGCGCATCTTGGTGCATTACTCATATGTATATGGCAAATCCCGCGGCAAGCAGATGGCGGGGGTAGAGGAGTTTGTAGATGCTTATAGACATGATCCTAATATGGATTTTCATACGATGGTGGCAGAAATGGCGTCGATCCCGCGTAAACAGGCGAAGACGATCAATCTGGGCATGATGTACGGAATGGGCGTCAACAAACTGTCTGACCAGCTAGATATTGATGTAGATGAAGCCAAGGGACTGGTTAGGCAGTATCACGAGCGCGTCCCGTTTGTTAAAGGCTTGATGAATGGCGTCCAAGCACGGCTCAATGACCGCGGCTCAAGCGGCTCTGTCCGCTCCATATTGGGCAGAAAGTGTCGCTTTGACCTCTGGGAGCCCGACACATTCGCTATGAACAAGGCTTTGCCCTACCAAGATGCCGTCAAAGAATATGGCGAAACCACTCGTTTGAAGCGGGCATACACCTATAAAGCCCTAAACAGACTTATCCAAGCGTCCGCCGCGGACATGACAAAGCAGGCAATGGTGAATATTTATGAACAGGGGCGTATCCCGCTCATTCAAATTCACGATGAGATAGCAATTTCTGTAAAAAATCGTGAAGATGCAAAAAGTATTGCCAATATCATGGAAAATGCTGTACCATTAGAAATACCCAGCAAGTGTGATGTCGAGATCGGCCCAAGCTGGGGAGAGGCGGAGTAACATGACAACAGGTTTCGGAGTTCCTTGGATTGATGCTATTCAGATAGCTCTGATGCTGATTATTATTTACCGGCTCAAGTAAGGCTTTTTTATTATTTTCCTCCCCAACTGACCCCGCTTCGGCGGGGCCTTTTTGCTTGCAATGATACAATATCTCCTATATATTCGCTTACAGAACACAATATATTGGGATAAATTTTATGGATATCACCAAATGGAAGTCTGTTCTTGTGCCGATTGAGGTATATGAGCAGATAAAAACGATTGCAAAAGCAGAAGGCCGCACGATCAGCGGTCAACTTCGCATTATGTGGGAAGTCTACAAAAAACATAAGTAGTCAGCTACTATATGTAGTTGACTCCTTTTTTTACCTATGGTATGGGATAATTTCTATCAACTCTTATACGGGAGACCGAAATGGAAAAACATAATACACTTTATGCAATTCAGTTTGCTCTGCACGAGTATGACGAAACAGGAGCCGTGAGCCGCCGCACGATGGAAATGCTGGGCGCACGGGCTATCCTGCTCCGTTATGAAATTGAAGGCGAGGTAGCCGAAGCCTTAGCCAGAGAAAAGGCTAAGAAACAAGCGGCAGAGCCTGCGCCGCCCACTAATGTCGTGCAGATGAAAGAACGAGCCCCAATTAAAAAGCGCAAGAACGGCAGAATAAACTGCGCGAACTGCGGAACGCGGCTCACGGGTCAACAGCGCAAGTTTTGCTCTAAGAAATGCTCAAAAAAGCATTGGAATAAAAATAATAATGAGCGCGTAAAACAGCACAACCGTGATTGGTATCAACGCCAGAGGGATCTAGGACGTGCCTGATTATATAACTTGCCCAGAATGTGGCGGAGAGGGACAATGCGAATATGAAGTCGCTGTCCCTGCTCCTATGGCATGGCGCGGCGGTTGGTTAGAAGGCCGCATGATGGAGTGCGAACTCTGCGGCGGGTCAGGGGAGATTGAAAATGAAGAAGAATAGGGAACTGCAATATCCAACTTTTGGGGATGCTGGCGTAATACAGAAGGCGCTAGACGCGGGCAGGTGCCCAAAGTGCCTGATTACCCTGCCAGAGCCCGCGGACGACGGCTCAGTAACCTGTCCGGTCTGCCTACTAACGATTGGAGACTATCGTGATATGTCCAAAGTGCAAATCAAAGAGTAAGGTCTACAACTCACGACCCACGGACGACGGCACAATACGCCGCAACCGTGAGTGTCTTAAATGTAACCATCGTTATGCCACTATTGAGGTGTCCGCGGATATTAAAAAGGTTGTCGAAACGCAAGTAGTCGCAAAACGCCGCCAAAAAAAGAAAATGTATTCGGCGTCAGCCATTGACCGCATGACGGATGACGAATTAATGGATGCGCTGGAAAAGGGCTTGATTAACCCTGACGATCTGGATTGATGTAGTCCAAGCAATAATGCCAAGACTTATATTCTAAGTCCTCTCTATCAAACTTACGGGGCAGGATGCGTTTAGTGACCTGCCCCTTTAAGCATTCTACGGGTTTAAACAACACCCGTTCGCAATCAGTAGCTACAAGAGCTATTATATCGCAATGGGCTTTAGTCAGGGGCTTCTTTTTACCACTATAGCTGGTAGCAAATTGGTATCCCAAAGATCTACTTTGCCCGTGGTTTTTTAAAAGGCTAGATTTTACCTGAACGCGAAGCATCTGTTGGTCAACATAAGCCACAATGTCCACCGTGTCTAAATTGACTATTTCACAAGACACGCCCAGTTTCATCAACCGAACGGCGCAGATATATTCCCCAAGCTTACCAGCCTCAAATGCCCCCAACAGCACCTCCCTGTAAAAACCTATGTTAATAAGTTTTTATGTCAGAAATAATGCATTAATTTACCCGAATATATGTTGCAATTCCCATACAGTCGTATATAAAGGGACTTGTAGAGCCCCCAAGCTTTACATTCCCGTAGTGAGACCCCCAGAGTCACGGCCTCTGGGGGTCTTTTTTTATCTGTTGACAATATGTAGTAGTGGGGTTATATAGGAGTTATCTTATGTAACTACGGGAGACCAAAAAATGACTAGCAGAGTAAACTTAGATTATGTTTTGACGCGCTTAAAAGGCATTGCCGAACAGCGCAAAGACCGCACAAAAAACCTCAATGAATTTATTCAAGAATGTGAACACAATTTGGCGGTGGATGCCGACAAAGAACAGGTGATCGACCATATGGCAGATGCCGAAATCGTTGTGGTTACTGGCGATTACTATATTGGCGGCGTTAAACAGCCCCAAGAAATACTCGCCAGACTGCCGTTTATGTGCGGATACAACTTCAGTATGTATGGCGACCCCGTCGAAGACGAAGACTTGAGCGGCTTTGTGAAAACAGTCTTAACCACCGCATCTTGTATCAGGTCTTGCTACGAAACATACCCCGATGTCCCCGTCGGTGTGCAAGTTCGCTTTAATTTTACCCATGTCAATGTGTGAGGAGACAAAAATGAAGAAAACTGATATTGTAAACGAGAAAGCGCGGGACATGGAATGGCAAACAGCCGTCCAACACCTCAATCTGGTGGTCTCGCTCTACGCATCACGGATCGCGGCAGAAGGCCAATTTAGCCGCGAAGCCATAGACAGGGCAACAGAAATACAAGCCGCATGGCAAAGGATACAGCGCGGATGAAAACGAAACTGGAAGACGATTTTGATTTTGCAGGCGACCAAATGAACGCCCTGCTAGATGAAATGGAACAGGACGGTCACAACATAGGTGCCGTGATGGGCGGTGCGCTGACCGCGCTCCTGTTTCGTCTTATGGTGCAAAGCCCAGACAACTCAACCACAATGGGTATGCTGTCGTCCGCCATGAACCAAGCGGCAGTTATCGCCGCCGCCTACAATTATGAGGAGGAAACCAAACATTGACAAAACGAATGCCCATGAAGACAGGCGACGAATATGACGCTCTGACAAAATGGAAAAAGTTTCTGCGTTGGCGTTCTGGTCAGCGTAAAGCAATCAAACGCGCTTATAACAAGAAAGAGCGGAAGTGGCTGGATGACGATATGCGCCGTAACGCATAAGGGTTGACGCCCCTTTTTATTTACCTTATGTATGGGATAAATCTTATATCAACTACGGGAGAATGATATGACTGAAGAACAACTGTTTCAAAAACTTTACCAAATTATTAAAGGAACCGATGTCACATACAAACAAGTCGATAGTGATCTGGATGAGGAAGGCGATGTCACCATCTTCTTTTCTGGCTTAGAGACCGCGGATCACGGTTCTGAGGAAGAACACCCCGACTGGTGGGATCGCTTTCAAACGAGTGTAATACATGCACACGAGATGGAAACAAGCAAGAATGGTTGCATACAAGACGGGGCATACAGAGCAGTGAACAACTGGCCTGATGTAGACTTTCATTATTACGAGAAACACTGCGAGTTAAGTATACGGATAGGAGGATTTGATATCAGTATACAAAGAGGGCAGAACCAAACTGATGGGTGGGTAAGTCCTTTTGGCATGGTAGAAAAAGACGAAGACTTCGAGGGGGTATTTCGCATAACCGTTCACCGCGCAGATGATTTTAAAACGCACCTTGATGACGATGCGGACGATACTTTTTATGAACGCGCTTTGTTGGACAGGGTGTTCAAAGCGGAAGAAGGAGGCAAATAATGAAATTATGTCCGCGGCTCACGGGTCAAAACCAGAGAACGACACTTCTTCTTCAAAGGCGTTGTTACGCGATACACCTATATAGGCTCAAAATTAGAAAAAATAAAAAAAGTTAAAAAATAGGTGTAACAGGTGTAACAGATGTAACATCGTAGTTAAGTTGTTTTAATACAAAGGTTTTTTCTGTTACATAAAGTGTTACACCAATAATTACTAAAATGTAACAGAGTTAAATAGCAAAACTGCCTTAATGCGCCCAAAATCAAAAAAAAATATTTTTTGTTTTTCAGCCTATATAGGTGTAAATTGTGTTAAAGAGATAAGTAGACCTTTTTAACTATGGAAAGATTATGGCGAGAAAATCTGTTGTAAAGACTGAGACGCGGGGTCGAAAGAAGGCCACGGCGGAACAAGCCCTGACACGCAAGCAGGAACTTTTTGTAAAGGAACTGGTAAGCAAAGACGGGCAGATAACTCTGAGAGAAGCCGCGATAAACGCGGGCTATGCCGCTGGGTCGGCGCACTCACGGGCTTATGAACTAACTAACCCGCATATGTCCCCGCACGTTGTTGCGGCGATAAAGGCGTATCGGCGGGAACTGGATGAAAAATACGGGGTAACTTATCAGCGGCATCTTAGAGATTTACAGACCATACGGGATATGGCTCTGGAAAACGGGGCGTATTCTGCCGCCGTTCAGGCTGAGTATCGCAGGGGGCAAGCGCAAGGTGACATCTATGTCAGCAAATCTGAAATCCGTCACGGCTCAATCGACAGCATGAGCAAAGAAGACGTTTTGAAAGCATTAGAAGAGATAAGGAATAGTTATGCCCCGATCACAATCGACGCCCCCCCGACAGAAAAAGACGAAAATAACAGCAATCGCAAC